TGCATTTGTCAACGTGTTTTTTCTCGCCGTCCACGCCGCCTTGCTCGCCTCACTCCGCCCAAACCCGGCCACGCTGGTGCGCGCGCTCGAATCAAACGGGTACGCGCCGGTGTCCTGGATGAACTGCGAGAGCTGCTGCCGCGCCTGCTTGAGCTTCACGGCTGCCTTGGTCGTATCCACCCCGGCGGCATCTTCGGCCAGATAGGTGCGCTTCGCGGCTCTCACTTTTCGCTCCGCCGCGCGCTGCATCTGGCTGATCTCGTACTCCGAGTACATCTCGCCGTTGTATTCGATCGTCTTGGCGTTTAGCTCTTCCAGCTCCGCGTCCGTGTGGTTCGGTGTGGAAAGCCCCGGCCAGAACGGCCAGAAATCATGCCGACAGTTCCAGCCGCAGAGGCCGTCGCCGCTGCCGTAGTGCGTGGCCGAGACAAAATCCGGATAACGCACGCCCTGATACGTCATCGCGCCGCCGCGGTGATACTGCCTCCCCTGCCACAGCGCGTGCTCGGGTCGCGCGCCCGCGTGGGCCGTGACCTCCACGAAGTCGCAGCCCACTTCGTCCATGCGCGCGATCTGCAGCTTGGCCGTGGTCTGGTGCACGCCGGTGAGCACCGCGCGCCGCACGGCGACTTCCAGCGTGTCCTTGTGGCCGGACGGATACGTAATGCCCTTGATGCCACCCGCCGCCAGCCCGTCTACGGCGCGTTTTACGGCCGTTTGGTAGTCGAACGCCCCACTTGTTACCTGCAGCCACGCGCGGTCACAGGCGGCCTCAAATTCGCCGCTGACGGTGCGCGCCGTGGTGGCGGTCAGGTTCTTCCACGTTCCGGCGGTCTGTTCGTAGCCCGCGTTCAGCAGGTTCAGCAGGGCGGGGGATTCGTTCACGGGCTGCGGGCTTGCCCCGGCGGCCTTGTGGATCTTGTCATCCGCGGCCAGACTGTCCGCCCCGGCCTGTTGCAGCAGGCGGCGGATCTCTTTGTCGCTCTTCTTGCTGTACTTGGCCAGCGTGCGGGTCACGTCCTGCCGCACGGCCGCACTTTGCTCGTACCGCCACAGTTGCCAGTCGGCGGTCTCGGTCACCGTGTCCATTTTGGCGATGCGCCGCGCCACGTCCTGAAGTATATCGTCCTCCACGGTCTGCCAGAGGCTCACAAGCTCGTCCGGCAGGGTGTCCAGATAGCTCGGCGAGAGCATCAGGCATCACCGCCCGGGAAGAAAGAGATCGGCTCGTTTGCGCCGGTTTCGTCGCCCGCTTCCTGCACGGCCTGTTTGGCCTCGGCCTCGCTCATGCCGTACCACTCCATCAGGTAGCGGTATCTGGGCAAAAAGCCGTCCAGCGCGTCCTGCTTGTACTGCGCGCGGCGGGTCTCGCTGTCGGTGATGTAGCTGTCGTCGAAGTTGATCGTGATCTCGGTCTCCGGGTCCACCTGCGCACCCAACTGGGTCTTTCCGGCCCACAGCATCGCGCGGAAGATCTGGATCAACGCCGCCTCGATCTGGATCTGATGGCGGTTGGCGTGCTGCACCATGTCCTGGCGGCTGCCGTTGTACTCGGTGGCGGTCTTTGCGCCGTCCAGCTCAAAGCGATACCGCCGCGTGCCCAACCCGCACTTAAAGCTGAAATAATCCAGCGCGTCCTGCACGGCCTTGCTGTTGGCCTCCACGCGCAGGTCGGGGTTGTACTCGTGCCAGTCGGGGGGATCGTCCGGCCCTGCGTCCGGCACCTGGAAGAACTGCTGCCGCCGGATGTTGTCGGGCGGGATGAAGTGCTGCTGGCCGTCCGCGCCAATCAGCGGGCGCATCAGACGCTTGTTGTAGAACACCTTTTTGCCGCCGAGGAATAAGTCCTGCTTGTAGTTGTCGAATGCCAGGTCGACCTGCGCGGCTGCGTCCACGGCCTCGCTGAACACCGCCATGCCAAGACCGGGCCCGCCGGGGAGGTTCTTCACCACGGCGGGGGAGAAGAGCGCGAACAGGGGCACGTCCGCGCCGGTGAGCAGCGAACGCGCCACGCCCGGCGGCAGCGCGCGCTCGGTGTAGTCGGCGCTCTCTCCGTCGGTTTCGTGGCTCTCGAAATAGCGGTTCGTGATCTTGTATTGCCGCCCGCCCGCGGGGTTCTTCACGAGCTGGTGCAACTGCAAATAGATGCAGCTGTGGCCGTCCACGGTCACTTCGCTGGCGAAAGCTACTTCTTCCACCACGCCGTGCCGGACCGAAATCGGCAGGATGCACTCGGCGGGCGCGTAGTCCAGCACGATTTTGCCCCCGATCTGGCCTGCGGTCGTGCCCTCGACGGACAGCACAAACGCGCCGGTGCCGCTGCGGAACGCCAGCTCCACCAGCTTGTTTGCGTTCGGCCAGAACGCCAGTTGCCGCAAAAGCCCGCCGGTCTGGTCGTCGTTGCCCACGAGCCACGCGGCGCTTTGATGGTCGGCGATCGTCACGGTGGTTTTGTCGTTCAGCAGCAGACTTGCCCAGTCCTCACAGGCGGCTTTCGGCATCCGCAGGCTGGCCATGTGGCGGCTGATCGTGCTGCCGTCCGAGGCAGTCTCTTTGATGTCGTGCACCTGCGGCACGAAGCCTCGCCACCACTGCTTCCACTGGTCGATGTAGGCGTAATAGGCCGCGTCGATGTGCAGATGCTCGGTGCGGTTCAGATATTCAACGAATCGGACAATGTTCATTGTGTCAACCTCAAATAATACTTGAAATCCCGCTCGATCGTGTACTCGAACGCGTCCAGCGTGTCGATGTCGGTGGTGCCGTCGTCCAGGCGCTCGTCCTTGCCGGGGGTCTTGTCGCTCCACAGCGCGGCGGAGAGCGCCGCCGTCAAGCTGGCAGCCTGCGGCAATACCCAAAAACGCCCGCCGCCCATCAGGATGGACGTCAGGCGAATGCGGTCGTTGATCTCGATCTTTTTGCTGTTGTAGATGCGATCCGAAAGCCACGGCAGGCGCGAGGTGCGCGCCGCGCTGCGCAGGTGGTTGATCAGCACCTGCTCGGCGCTGTCGGCGAAGATCGCGTAGATCTCGCCATAGGCCGAGAAAACGCCCTCACAGAACGCGAGAAAGTCGGCGGCCAGTTTATCCGCGTCCGCCCCGCGCGCGTCCACACGGGCCGAGGCGAGGCCCACAGTGCCCGCGTAGCCCGGCAGCACGCCGGTGGCCACAAACGCGTGCTGCGAGCCGTTGCCGCCGAAGTCCACGCCGATGATCACGCGCCAGAGGTTCAGCGGCTTGCCCTCCGGCCAGAGGAAGCGGCCATCCCGCGCGGCGATCGAGTTGGCGAACGCCGCGTAGATGATGCCGTTGGCCGCGCACCACTGCCCCAGAATGAAGCGATTGTAGTACACCGTTCCGGCGTACTCGCGTTTCAGCCCCTCCACAAAGGCGGGCGTGAGGGCGGGGTTGTCGTCGATCGTGGAGGTCTGGCAGTAGACATCCGCGTCCGAATCGATGAACTGCTTGAGAAAGTGTTGCGGGTAGGTGGGGTTTGCCGTGCCGTCGAAATGGCTGTGCTCGCAGCGCAGGCGGCTTTTCAGCATCTGGAACACCTCTTCGTTCCAGGTGGTCATCTCGTCGCCGTAGGCGTACTCGATCGTCATGCCCTGCAACCGGGCCACGTGCTTTTTGTTGTCCGCGCCCAGCACGTACACGCGGCGGCCAAACAGGCGGATCGTGTTGTCGCTGCTGATCGTGCCCACCAGCGCGTCACCCCAGATCGCGCGCATCGGGTCGAGGATGTTGCGGGTCAATGTGCCCTGCGTGTTGCCCAGCAGCACGGCAGCGCCCTGCCCGCGCAAGGCCATCAGGCGCTTGGGGATCACTACAGCGTAGTCCAGCCAGCTCTTGCCCGAGCCGGTGGCGCCGACTTTGAGGTTCCAGCGATGGTTACAGTTCTGCAGGTACTCCTGCTGCTTAGTCGATAACGCCATCGATGCCTCCCAGCAGCTTTGCGGCCGCGTCCAGTTGCGCGTCCATCGTGTCGGCGCGGCCGTCCTCGCCCAGGATATCCCGCACCAGTCGCCCGGCCGCCGCATCGCCTTTTGCGGCTTTGTCCACCAGACCCACGATCATGGCCATCTGGTTGTCTACGTCCTCCGGGTCGATGCCCTTGCGCGCCAGCCGGTTCCAACTGCGCCGGTCCGATACCGGCAGCGAGAGGTACAGGTCCGCGGCCTCTTTTAAGGCGCGCTTGCGGCGGCGGGATGCACCGGAGGCGATACCGCCGTTATGGCCCAATTCTCTGGCTTCGCTCTCGCTTCGCTGATCCATCGGGATAAGATTTTTCTCATTCGGCATTCCACCCCACCTTCCTTGCGATTTTTATGGTGCCGCCGTCGGGATTCGAACCCGATGCACCACAGCAGCCATGCCAGCGGCATAACAAAAGCCGCCGACGAGGTTTCCCCCGCCTGCGGCTTTCTATGACATATCCGCCAAAGCGGATAAAAATCAATCGGGCGTAGCCCAACTTCTTGTCCAAATAATTTGCTTGGCAAATTATTATGATAATATTATAGCACAGATTCTTGGCTCTAAGACGCAAACTATAATGTTTTTTGTGAATTTAGTCCAGATATTTTAAAAGCTGAATTAAGTACTCGCCGGTCTGGGTGTCGCGCTCGTCCCGTTCCAAGCTGCGCTTGCCAAACTCCACAAAACCATTTTCTTCATAGAACGATACGAGCTTATCTTTGTCCTCACATTCCAGATAAACAAATTTGCCGCCCAACATCGCCTGCGCTTCACGCACACGATCCAACGCAAGCTTCAAAAGTTCATCGCCGGTGATCAGATCGTTGTAGCCGTTGGTGAAGTTCTTGCCCAATTGCGCGATCAACGGCGCAGGGATCCAAAATGCACCGTCAATGTTATAGCCGACCGAAAAACGTTTGGCGCGAGCGCACCACTTGGTGGACAGATTCTTCTTCGGCAACACGATCGTTTTATTTGCCAGCGTGAAATAGCCGATCAGCACGGGGAGCTCCTGAAAAGAAGTGAACACCAAATGCGTCTGTGCAATGCCCTGCCGTGAAAATTCCCGTGCCTTGAAGCGCAAAAAATCCTCCACATCCTTATTCTGCGGGCACGAAAAAGCGGAGAGGATCTCTTTTGCCCGATCCTCTCCAACATTTTCAATCAAATCTTTTAAATTTACGAGTGCATATCCGGTAAGCTTATTTGCCATCTTTGCCGAAAATCTCCTGCAATTTATCACCCGTCAACACATGAACGGTTTTGCTCATTTCAACGTGCTTGCTGGATTTGCCCTCGGCGTTTTCAAGCGCCCGCACAAAGCCTTTGGCAAGAGGCTTTGAACGCATCACAACATTTTTTGTAATACTTTTCGTTGCCATACGAAAACCTCCTTTGATTGTTTTGGAAAAGGTGCAGAACACGCACTTTTTCGCCCTAAGTGTATCAAAACGGGGCGGTCGTGTAAAGTTTTTTGACTGAAAAAGTTTTAAAATTTCACATTTC